TAGCTAAGAAAATCTTTGTCCTTGATGTTGACGGGGGCTTCGAAGCCATCTTGACCCTGAACAGTCCAGCCCCTTCCGCTCTTGAAGCTGAGCTTGGTGAAGAATATTACCTTCTGGAATTTGGTAACTTCTTCCTTCTCTGTAACGTCTGACCTGATCGGATTGAAGTTTTTGATCTCGTCTTCATCAAGCTCATTCGTAACGGTTTCGGTAATCAGCTTGATTTTCGCGCCCTCTCGCCCCTGAAGTGGCGCCTGTATCACCTTGTGTAGCGCCTGGCGAATGTCCTTACTTGCGACTAGTTGAGCAACCTTACTGGTTGTTTCTATCTCGCCATCCTTTGTAAAAAGTGTCGCCTTTTGTGTTTTTGCGTCAACAACGACACGCTCAATTTTATTATCTTTGAGGCGGTCTAGTACGCCTATAGCGGTTGCGGTAGATGCAGCTGCAGCCGCAACACCGATGCCGATGTTTTTCATTACTGCAAGCGTTGTCACTGGGTCAGCCACAATCGCAAATATTATTTCAAGGGAGCCTTCTCTTGCCGGAGCAACAACCTTCAAATCCGCCTCTGAAGAACCATTGCTTACAATTTCGGCGGCCTTGGTTATAAGATCGTGCATGCCAATAATCGAGTTTCCCAAGTCCTTGGCATCGATAGTGTGGTCTTTAAGATCGCCAGGGGCGTCATAGGATATTTTGAATTCCGTTTTAGTTACTTCGTTTTCCATTTTCTTAGCCCCAGCTTGAACAATTATTTTCTAGTTTATTTAGTTTAAAGCTTTTGCCCTTTCCAGACGTAGAGCACGCGCGCGTGGATCGTCACGTCGCCCACGGGCACCACACGATCCTTGTGCTTCTCGTTGTCGGAGATCATGTCGAAATGGTCTGCGTCTGCCTTCTGCAGGCGCTTTATGTAGAGCATGCCGTCCCAAGTGAGCACGTAGACGCCGTCGCCGTTGAACTCGGTGATGCCGCGGTCGACGATAACCGGGTCCTTGTCGTCGATGGTGCCGGCCATGGACTGGCCCCAGCCGGTGATGATGCTGAGGTTGGCGGGGGAGGTGTACTCCAGGCCGAGCTTCTCAAGCTGCAAGCCATTGACCACGACGTTGCGCACGAACTCGACGTAATCAGCCGGTACCTGGCCGTGCCCCATGGAGGCGCGGACGTCGTACTGCGGAATGAGAATATCCCCGTCCTGGACGCGTGCCGCCCGGGAGAAGTTGCCGGGGATGACGTTGCCGGCCTTCACTTCGGTCAGTGTGTCACTGACGGCCTGTAGCAGCCGCTGTTGTGCCGAGTCAGTGAGGTTCTTACCGTGCTTGCTGAGCATCTCCATCACCTTGGCAGCAGCGCCGTAGGTACCGCCCTGCTCGGAGACGGCCAATCCAGTCGACTCACTCTTGCTTTCCACAGCGATCGGCCCGGCCATCTGGGAGATCTCTTTAGCCAAGCGAGGGCTGAAGCGCTCAACCGGCTCTTCTATCAATCGTGCGAGCACTGCAGCGAACTTCGCGTTGAGCGGGTTGGTGCCGTTTAGGTACATGGCGACCGCTGCTGGCGAAATTTCCGCAGACTCGGCGAGCTTGGCCTGCGTGAGGCCAAGACTGTTTTTCTTCGAGATGAACAGGGCCTTCGCCGCTTCGCATTCTGCGCGCAGCTCCGGGGAGAGCTCTTTTTTCTTCGTCATGGCTCGCAATCTAAACCGGAGGTTAATTCTATTCCTCAACCGCCGGTGTTGATGTAATGCTAACCGGCGGTTAATATCTCAAGGAGGCAGTTACTTCGAGGCACAGAGATGAAGAGAACCAAGCTGGCGGATCTGGTTGCCGAGCGTGGCCAGGCCGCAATCGCCAAGGCTCTTGGTGTCAGCGCTCCAGCTATCGCTAAGGCGCTTACCGCGGAGCGAACCATTTTCGTTACCGAGCACGCTGACGGCACTTTCACTGCCGAGGAACTGCGCCCGTTTCCTTCGCAGCCTGGCAAGACGCAGGCGGCCTGAGCCGCACCCCAGTGGCTACCCCATGGCCACCACGATAAGAGGCAGAGCAGAACATGACTACGTCCAACACAGGACACGCCCCGCAAACCCGTGACCAGGTGCTGGTGGCGCATGCCGCCGACCTGATCGCGCGCACGTCGGTCAGCACTCCCGATTTCGCCCAGCACCTGGCGGCGCAGTTGTATGCGCTGGCGCCGGTGAAGGCTGAGGCGGAGGGCGTGCCGAACTTTCAGGCGTTGGCCGAGGTGGGTGCGGCTGAGCCGTTCATCAAGGCCACTGCTTCGTGGTTGAAGCGTGTGCAGCGCTGGCTGGCTGGCGATGTGGAATTTCCGTCCTGGATCGAGGAGGCGTGGGTGATGGCGCTGGCGCCTGAGTGGCGTGAGCGCTGCGTGAACGAGTTGGCGGCACGTCACGGGCTGATCGGCGCGCGTGACCTGGGCTTGCAAGGTTGCCCGGTGACGGCGTTCGGGCAGTTGGTCAGCCGTTTGGGTGCTGCTGTGGAGGCGACGGGCACGGTGCTGGCCGATGGGCGCATCTGCGAGGCCGACCTGCCGGAGTTGCCGCGGATGATCGAGGCGCTGCTGGCGGTGGAAAGCCGCTCCTGCGAGCTGCGCCGCGCTGCGGAGAACGTGCTGTCGGCGGCGGGCAAGGCTCAGGCGCTTCGGGTAGTCGGCTGATTTTTCCGCGCATGCGCGGAATCAGGGGAAAGCGGCAACCCATTGTCAGGTAGCCGGACACAAAAAAGCCGGGATTGCGGCCCGGCTTCTTCAACAACACCTTGAGAGGTGATCCGAGTATGAACCAACTGATTCAGTGCGACAAGGCGGTGACCATGTCGTCACGCGAAATCGCCATCCTCACGGGCAAGCAGCACAAGGACGTCATCCGCGATGTGCGCGTGATGCGCCAGGCGCTGGAGAAAGATGGCGCAGATCTGCGCCATCTGGTCGAGCACAAGGATGGCCGAGGCTACACGGCCGAGTTCCTGCTGGACCGAACACTTACTGAAACGCTCTTGACCGGCTACAGCATTCCGCTGCGCCACCGAGTGATTGTGCGCTTGGCAGAACTGGAGCAGCGCGCAGCGCCTCCCGCGTTACCCCAGACCCTCCCCGAAGCCCTTCGCCTTGCGGCTGACCTGGCCGAGCAGAACAACCGCTTGCAGGTGGTGGTGAGCGAGCAGGCACCGAAGGTCGAGGCGCTGGCGCGAATCGCCGACGCCGGCGGCTCGATGTGCCTGACCGATGCGGCCAAGCACCTGGGCATTCAGCGTTGCCGATTGATCGAGTGGATGCGCGAGAACCGCTGGATCTACCGCCGTGAGGGCAGCATGCGCCTGCTGGCGTATCAGCCGCGCATGGCCGCTGGGCTGCTTGATCACAAGGTGTCGGTAATCGGCCGCGAGGATGACGGTGCGGATCGGTTGGCCAGCCAGGTACGGGTAACCGCCAAGGGCCTGGCCTTTCTGGCGCAGAAACTCAACGGCGCGCCACGTTTTGTGAGCGGCGAAAACGTGGCGCGCAATCAATCGACGGTGCAGAGATGAGCGTTCAAGCGATGTCCTGGGCGCTTGCCCAGACGATGGTGACTGATGCCTCGGCGAGGCATGTACTGCTGTGTCTGGCTAACTATGCAGACAAGGACGGGCGCGGGGCATTCCCATCCGCGACGAGCCTGTCCGATGACACGGGCCTGGCAGTGCGCACGGTTCGCTACAAGCTGGAGCAGCTTCAGGAGCTGGGGGCGATTCGCCCGGGCAATCAGGCGATTGCTGCGGCGTATATCGATCGTGGCGACCGTCGCCCAGTGGTGTATGACCTTGCCATGGAGCGGGGTGCATCTGTTGCACCCCGAAGCGAGCGGCCTGCAACCGTTGCACCCCGTAAATCAGAACGGGGTGCAAATGACGACACAACGGGGTGCAAACCACAACACGACGGGGTGCAATCTACGACCGAACGGGGTGCAACGGTTGCACCCAATCCGTCACTAAACCATCAAGGAACCACCAGTGATCCGAGTGACGCGCGCACGCCGTTCGCACTCGATCTGAACTGGAACCCGGACGCTGCCCGACTTCGAGCGGTTTCGTTTGCCGCTGGGGTGAGCGTTGAGGCGTGCATGGAAGCGCTCGGCGCATTCCGTGTTCACCATGAGGCCAAGGCCCTGGCGTTCACCTCTGCCGAGTGGCACGCCAAGCTTGTGACCTGGGCGAAGCAGGATGTGGTGCGCGGTGCGGCCAGCAAGGTGGCGCCCATTGCAGCCGCTCGCCAGGCCAAGCCCCGCGTGGTGACGGTATGAGCGCGCCGCGCAACGCTGGCCAAGTGGCTGCCAGCCTGAAACCCCAAGACATCACCCAGGCCCATAACGCTCAGCAGGTGGTGATCGATGACGCCACTCAGGTGGCACTGGCCGAGCTGATGCAGCGCCTGAAGGGCGTTTACACCGGCTGGCGCCAGGTGTGGCCGAGCGAGGCGGAAGAGTTCGCCTGGCAGGACGAGTTCCTGGCCGAGTGCATCCGTTCCGGTGTGCTGCAGCAGGGGCTGATCGACCAGGGCATGCGCACGGCAGGCAGCGATCGCCGGCCGTGGCCACCGACGCCGGGTGAGTTCGTGAGCTGGTGCCTGGCGCCCGTGGCATTCGGCCTGCCGAGCGAGGAGAAGGCCTACAAGATCGCCATGCGCAACACGCATCCGGCCCAGGCCGGCATGGCGCGCTGGCCACACCCGGCGCTGTACCACGCGGCCGTCGCCTGCGGGTACCTGGCGCTGCAGAACCTCGATCGCAAACTGGGCTTCAAGCTGTTCAGCGACAAGTACCTGGAGCAGCGCCGGCGGATGGCGCGCGGTGAGGAGCTGGCGCCGGCACCCGTGGCCGCGTTGCCGGCACCGATGCGCAAAGGGGCGCCGGAGGTGGCCAATGCGCACCTGGCGAAGATTCGGGGGATGTTGGGAGGTAGGCGGTGATGCGCGTAGAGCGTTATCGATTCGCCCTCTACTCCCGCGCTGACAAGCTGGGGCTGGCTGCTGATCGCGGCCAGCCAGTGGCGCTGTTCGCGTGCAGGGCCACTGCCGAGGCGCATGGCCGCAAGCTCTATGGCGAGCTGGCCGAAGTGGTTGAGCTGAGCAACGAGCAGGGGCTGGCGCCATGACCATCGGCTGGGCACCGAAGAAGAACCGCGATGGCGATGTGGTCCCGAACTGCTGGATCACGGATGCGGGCTACACCGTTGCGGAGTTCCTGGTTGATGACCAGCAGGTTTACACCGTCACCGCGCCTGGCCAGTCGGTAGCGCTCGCGTATCGCTCCGGCCGTGACGGCGTGGTGCAGGCGGTCACCGATCACATGGCCGGTCGGGCTGTGGCGAAGTTCGAAGGGGAGGGCGCGTAGTGGCGAGCAAGAAGGCAGGCATGCGCTCGGTCGGAGAGGTGGTGGAGTGGTGGCTGTCGCGCATCGAGGGCGACCGCACGCGCAGCGAGAAGTATCGCGGCAGCATGGGCTCGCTGATGCGCCGGCATGTGCTGCCCCGCGTTGGCAAGGTGGCGCTGCGCAAGCTGGATCGGGTGCTGCTGGACGACAAGCTGGTTTTCCCGATGCATCAGGAGTTGGCGCCGCGCACGGTGCAGAAGGCGCTGCAGGGGCTGCGCCAGGCGTTCCGTATGGCCGAGACGCAGGGGCGCATCGAGGCCAACCCGCTGGCGGGCACCACCTTCCGCGATTTCTACAAGGGCAAGCTGCGGCCTAAGCCAGCGGCGCTGTCGCGCGTCGACCTGCAGGCGTTGGTGCAGCACCTGGTGGAGGTTTTCAACCGTGACCCGGCCAAGGGGATGCTGCCGCTGATGATGCTGGCGCACGGCACGCGCATCGCCGAGACGCTGGCGGCTCGCTGGTCGCATATCTCGCTGGACGAACGGGTTTGGGTGATCCCTGAGGCGAACACGAAGAGCCGGCGGGAGCATGTGCTGCCGCTGACAGCTCAGGTGCTGGGCCTGCTGGCCAAGTATCGGCAGGCGCTGCCCGATGCCCGCATGAAGGCGGCCTGGCTGTTCCCGGTTCGCGGCGGTGCTGCCATGGCGCTCACCAGTGGCCATGCGCTGATGCGCGAGGTGAGTGGCCGGCAGTGGACCAGCCACGACCTGCGCAAGCTGATGCGATCGAGCCTGGCGGATATCGGCGTTGACCACATGGTGGGTGAGCTGCTGATCAACCATGCGCTTGGCGTGACCACCGAAACCTACCTGACCCGTGACGCGATGGAGCGTCGGCGCGAGGCGCTGGAGCGCTGGCATGCCCGTCTCGATGAGTGCGGTTTTGCGGGTGCTCATGGAGTGAAAGCGGAATGAAAGTGGCTGTTCCTGCATTTCTGCATTCTGGCTGCGCGCCAGTGCTGGCGGGCGTTTCCGCCGAAACCAGTATTTCTACGTGGGGAGGGTGAAAAACATGCTTACGAGGCGTTCTTTCCTCAAATTGATCGGTGTTGCTGCCGCTGCCGGGGTGGTTGTTCCAGCCCTGCAATCCGGACGTGATCCCTACGTCATGAAGGGCGAGCTGGTGGACTACATAGGCACTCATCGCCCGGGCGGCTTCATCGGCGCATGCAGTGTTGTGGAGGTTCACCCATGGGATGGCGTTGGATATCCCGTTGACGTGAGGCCGAACACGTTCGGTCGAGGTGATGAGCGCGAGCGTTACTACGACGCCGACCTGGCCAACATGCTGCGCGAGGTGCCGGCGAAGTTCTGGCACAACCCCGCGAATCAGAAGTACCCCAACGTGCACACCTACATTCGCGTTCAGCGCTTCGGCGAAACGATAGAGCAGGCGGTGCGGCACCTGAACCTCTACTCGGCGGGGCGCGCATGACCATTCAGCAGATCCTCCTGCCATGGCCTGCCAGAGCGCTGAGCCCGAACGCGCGCGGCCACTGGTCGCAGAAGAGCAGGGCAGCGAAGTCGTACCGCATGCAGTGCTTCCTGTTCGCCAAGAAGGCGGGGTTGGTTGCGCCGCCCGGTCGCATCCTGCTGCAGCTCGAGTTTCTGCCGCCCACTGCGCGCCGCCGTGACGATGACAACCTGCTGGCCTCGTTCAAGGCTGGCCGCGATGGCCTGGCCGATGCGCTGGGTATCGATGACAGCCTGTTCGTCAGCCAGGTGCAGATCGGTGAGGTTCATCGCGGCGGCGCGGTGCGGGTGACGCTCTCGCCGTATCGGCCAGAGGCGCAGCAGTGAAGGCGCGCCTGATTCCGTTGGAACGGTGCGAGGTGTGCCGAGGCGCTGGCCGCATCCGGGGCATCTTCCATCTCATGGCTTGCGCTGGCTGCAACGGTGGCGGGTTCGTGAAGCCTGATGGTACGGCGCTGGAGTATCCCGAGTTGGTCGAGCAGCTGCGCCTTCGCCTGGCCATGTCGGGCGATGAGCGCAAGCGGATGCAGCGCGTCCTCCAGCAGGCCGGCTTGATGCCGGAGCAGGGCGCGGCGGTTGGTTATCAAGGCAACAACAGGAAGGGCGCCGGCGGGGCGCACTTCACAGGGGATTGAGGGGAAGGTCATGGTTTATTCGAGCGTATTGAGTGCAGTGGTGTCGGCCCTGGCGGCTGAGTGCAAGGACAGCACGTCTCGCCAGGCCTGGCAGAAGTTGATCGATCTGGATACGGCGATGGTCGGGCGGGGTGGCGTGCCTGATCGCGACCTGATCGACTGCTGGGTGTTCGCCCGCCTGCATAGCGAGTTGATCCCGCGGCACTGGCACGCGCTTGCGGCCCGGTATGGCACGCACAAGGGGCGCAAGGTGAGCGCCATCAGTGCGCTGGCCCCGCTGATCGCCTCGCCAGCGCCGAAGTTGTTCGTATACAAGGCAGTGACTGCCTGGGCTATCCCGCCTCTGAAGGGCGCCGAGGGCAAGCGCTCGTCAGACATGATCGTGCTGCCGGCCTCGTTCTACGATATGAACACGTGGGATCTGGCGGCCAATCCTGAGCGCACTCGCCGGCGCTGGCGGCAGGGCGTTGGTGCTGTACTGGATGAGATGGTCAAGGAGGCGCTGCAGCATGCCGAGACCATCCTGCAGGCAGAGGGCGT